GGTTATGTTCGTGGGAGCAACCACGGGTGAGAATTCCAAATACAGCTGATCTCCGATCTGGTAATCCTGTCCAGCTGACACTAGCTGGAGGCCACTGACGCTATTTGGTATTACCCAATCAACCCCGTATTGCGCCAGCATGCTGTCAGCCCATACCACCACATGTGCAGGATCCTGAGGTATGCGGCTCAGGGTGAAAACCTTCCTGTTACCAGTGCCAAAATACTTGTCGTATTCTGGTGCGATACCGCCCTGCACCAATATATCGTGATAGGCAGTGAACGCATCCTCGCCGGCATCCCAGCCAGTTGGGCTGTCCCAGGGTGTAAGCTGCCATCCTGGTGCGAAGGTAAAGCCAAGAGCATCCATTATGATGCCACGGAAATCAGCTCCTGGTATCAGCGCAGGATCATCCTTGCGTATCATGTCAGCAGTTGGAGCGTAATATGTTTGTATCCTGTGGAATGCGCCTTGGCTTGGCACGCTGGTAGCATCCCAGCCATAGCTTGACCAACTTGTTCGGTCCCAGCCTCTGGCCACAGACGACACTCTATCAAACAGCATCTTTATCTTCAGGGTCCTGATCAGCTCAGGATTGGTAAGATAATTCTGTTCCCATGCAGCACTGCTGTAAGCGATGTTGGTAGTCACGCTAGCATTGCTTGGGTTGTCAAAGTCAGTGGTGCTGATCAGCGCATTGTCAGTCCATGAGCGACTGTTCACGAACTGCCTGATCTTGGCATGGTACGGCTTGACTTCATTGAGATAGCTCAGCAGCGCCTCACCATAATCAGGCTGATACAACTGGCTGGTTGTCAGAGGTATGTTGAAACCTCTGAGATAGATGAAGCTGGTCTTGAACAGCCAATCAACAAAACCTTGCTCAACCAAAACATAATCGATCATGGCAAAGAACAGCTGGTTTAGATAAACGCTCTCACCGGGAACTGCGGGATTTGGGTTATTGAATATGGCGTAGCGCAGACCATCTATGATGTTGCCAAATTCCACATGCGGGAATATGTCAAATCCTGTGCTGTCAAACGGTGTGGTACCAAACAGCATGGTGTTGATGCTACCATCATAGACTCCGGTACTGATCTGTATGGTGCCATTCTGATAACCCACAGTGACCCAGCTGCCTGTGGCAGCAGTGCCAATCCATTCGTAGATTGCCCAATAACCATCGCCTCGATTGAGCACCTTGATCAATAGCCCGTTGACACCTTGATAGGCTGTGCGATCAGCATCAGTTGGCACGGTATAATTGACCACCGTTGTGCTGGTCACTCCGCTGTTTGGCAGATACCAATCCACATAATACCAATAATTTGGCGTATTATAGGCCTGAACAGCCAACTCGGTATAGAGATACTTGCCGTCATTGAACTGATACTGGTACTGCTTCCATAGGTTCTGTGTATCTGGACCAGCCAGCACTGTTATGGTGCTACCAGATGGTATGGTGCCTCCCAGGGCATACATGCTGCTTAGGGTGCCCACGTTATAGTCAGAACTGGGCGGCGGTTGTACCCGATAGAAGTAATTGACCCAACTACCGCGATTGATGTCTGGCACTAGCAGTATGGTACCAAGCAGCTTATTTGCTTCGGCAACATATGTCTCAGCAGCAATGACACGGTATTTGAACCAACTCTGGCGCGGCCTTATCAAAGTACCGTTACGCATGATGTCGCTGAGATAGGGATCAGGAACGTTCTCGTCTTGACCATCCTTGCCAGTGAGGCTGTCCTTGAGCTTGAGCCAGAAGAAGTCTTCTGGTATGCTGTCTGGATCTTTGGCTCGTACTAGATCATACTGCTTGTAATCTATCTGTTGGTTCGTTTTATGCGTGTAGAGCAAGCTCAGCACAGTGTCCGTGCCGCTGAGATAACGCCCAATGCCGCTGACTACGATGGTACGTGCGTCTATTGCTGCGTACCAAGGTAGGCCATAGGCATTAGGATTGGTCAACAGCTTGCTGATCTGAACGGTGGTCACGCTACGTCCGGCAGGCAACGGCAGGGTTATAGCACCAGCTACCCAGAAATAATACAGCGACTGCGACACGCCGTTGGCATTATAAGCAGTGACCTGCGTATAGGCAGGATCGCTGCTGTTGTATACCGTGCCTGTGGGCGTATAGTTGATGCCAAACTGCGTGAAATCCTGCTGGTTGGCCACGTAGGATGCCCACATGTCTGGAGACACAGGACTCTGTACCCATTCATAAACATCCACGCTGGTTCCAGGTGCTATCTTGCCCCAGTTCTGCCAACGATAGGCATTGCTGCTGATCTCATAATCTAAGTAACGAACGCTGCTGAGATTCCACCATGTTTCACCGATGTGTTCTGGACCCCAGGCTCGCATTGGATCTAGATTAATGATGTCCACGTTACCAGTGTTATAGCTGGCCGGGTCATACATGCTGATGCGATCCAGATTCTTTCGAGCTTCACTTGGTATGAATCCCTTGGCTGGATCATAGTATTCTGGATAGGTGTATACCGTGCCCTGGCTCTCGCTGTACAGTTTAGCCTGTAGCATGAGGCTAGCATCAACGTCATAGGTTTCAGCACGTATTGCTATCCAACTGTTGTTTAGATACTGATACACCGTCCAACCGTTGATACCATAGTCGGTCACATCAACATAGCTGATGTCACCTGGTTGCCAACCATTCAGCGGTGGATATCGGTTCCGCTGCTGCGTGGTTGAAAATCTAGTGCTCTTATAAGCAGTGATGTTACCGCCTGCGCCGACGGTGAAGGTGTTCACAGGTACCGTGAAGCTGCGACCGTCGCCCACGATATTACCAACATAGAACGATCCCTGTAGCGCAGTAACGTTGCTGATGCCATCAAGAACCACGAGATCGCCAGTCTTGAGCCCAACGTTACCGCTGCAGTTGATAACTGTGGGTTGGCCTGTTACTATGCTAGGAGTGGTGTTTACTATGTTTACATTGGCAGTGCTGAATTTCCAAACGTTCCAAGTCTGCTTATTGTCTATGAACTGCCAAACAGTGTCGCCATTCACTATTGGATTACCTGCGATGTTCTGGGTCTCCCAGAACGTGCTAAGCACGGCAGTATTGGCAGCCGTAAACGTGGTCTCTCCTATTAGCACATAGCCAGCTGTAGGTAGGTCGGTGGTGTAATTCGGCACAGTAGTAGTGCGCAGCGGAAACAGTGGATCATTCTCGCTGCTGTAGCTGATCGGCGGTACCAGTATCAATGGATCGTGAGGTATCAGAGTGATTATGCCGTTATACTCGCGATCATTGTTTTGAAGACCAAACACCTGTATCTGTTGCGGGTCATTGATGTACTGGTTCTGTGGCACTATGAAATCTATGCCTGTGTTGATAGCTGTGCTACCAAACCTGCTGGTACGTAGGGCATATTCTTCGTAGTAATCGTAGTGGCTACCCGGAGGAACTATGGCTTGGTTTCTGAGGATGGCATCAAAGGCTTTCAGCGTGCCTTTCTGCTTGATGAAACCTTGATAGAACTGGAATTCTGTGCTTTCTTCCAGCAACAGATTGGCCAGATATGGCCTGTGCTGATAGCCTATCTGATGCTTGCTGAGATCCGATATCACTTGGTTATCCACAGCAGCCAGCTCTGTGCTCACTATCACAGCATTGCCGGTCACGGGATCTATGGTCTCGTGATTCTTTGGCTGGTCAATGTTGAAGTACTTGGTGAAATCATTGGCAGTCTTTTCAAAGTTAGTCACCAAAGTCCATTGGTTATCAGCACCAGCTTGGTACAAGAAGAACCCTGGTGCGTCAACCCTGCCGTCCCAGTCGTTGGTCCTGTAGGCATAGAGCCGAAGCCTTGGTTGATAGAGATTGTAAAGAGGATCATATACAGTGTCGTCAAAGCTGGTGCGATTGTCTAAGACCAGCACACTTTCCAATGTATTTGCGAACAGCCGCATGCCATATATGTTCTGCATACCCGTGGCTGTAATGGTTATGGTATCATCATAGCGCAAAACCTCGAGATTTTGGCCATCTATCCTCTGACCAAGCTTGTCTATCACGGGGTACGTGCCGCCCACCACACCATTCACGAACTGTACCGTGCCAAAAGGCTGCACGTATTTGACTTGTATAGCCAGAGGGCTCAGTGCTATGAAGTTGCCATTTGCCCAGTTGCCTTGGCTCCATAGCAAGAATTCTCTGCCTGCCTGCAGCCAATCCAGCGTGGTGTTGCCATCGCTGTTGTACTGATCAAACATGAAACCCTGGAACTCTTGGTAGCGCTGAAGGCTTATCAAGAAGTCAAAAACTTCTTGTTTGGTGTTGAACACAGTTCCATATGATATCTGCTGCGCTGCCGTGACGCCAACCTTGTACCAATAGACCCTGTCATTGCCAACCACGATGGTTGTCTTGGATCCATACTTGTTGCTTGGTATGATGGTAAAGAACTGATCTATAGCATCATACCCAACCACACGCCATCCATCCTTGACCTGCGTTAGGATCACGCCAGAATAGTAGCTCTCTCTGATGCTAGCGCTCTTGTAGAGATAGGTCTTAACATTTTCGCTTGGTATGATCTGGCTGGTATAGCCTATCTGACCAAAGCTATCTACTGTGAGATAAAGGTTGCTGGTCACGAAACCACCAGCTTGATGGGCCAGTTGCGCTACCGTACCTCTGACTATGCTACCAAAATACTGAGTGACGTTGAGATTCTGCCCAACGATATACTCAGTGATCCAATGCTGGACGCCTCCGCTACCATAATAGCTTAGAGTGCTTTCGTTTGGAATGTTGAGGTTGCCGCCTATGGCACTGGGATTCTCGCGATGCACATACAGCTGATTGTTGGGCCTGCGATTATCAGTGTCTATGTAGATCGTCTGGGCAGTTGGTTGGTCAGCAAAAACAGTCTGCTGTCGCAGCGTGTCCCAGTTGTATTCTATGAATTGAGCTGGCTTCATGAGATAGCTGTACTGAGCAGTCACAAACGTGTATTCGTTGCTGTAGATCCACACGCTTTCAACTGGCGACCCATCACCATATACCCATGGTGCCGCGGCCTGGGCAACGCTGGGAAGTCCAACCACGCAGCCAGCTTCTGTGGGAGGCAGCAGCTTGCCCTGTGCGTCTACCGGGATACAGGATAGCAGTCCGGGACGCACTCCTGGCAGATATATGCCAGCACGTGGTCCTTGCCTGATACGACCAGCAGCTAGGTCGCTCCACATGTAGGTGTTGCCGCGCGTATAGGGTGCTGGACCGTATTCTTCTGTCCACCAAGGTGGTTGCTGGCTGAATCCCAGCATTTCCCAGGGTGCTAGATGAGGCCGATCGGTGTCATAGTACCAACGATAGATGCCCTGCCAGTAGCCTGGGACTAACCCGCCGTCGCTGTCGCGCAGATTGCTGTAGTTCCAAGTGAATGGATCGTTGACGTCATAAGTGGTGTTAGCTCGATAATCTGCCTGATAGGTTATCACCCAGCGATCAAATATAGGATAAGTGACCTGCAGGAATTCGCTGCGGGTATAGTTGCCCTGTCGCCATCTACCTGGTGTATAGGCTGTGATATCAAAAGCCATGATAGCCTGCGAATCGCTGTAGGCATCAGGCATGTTGTTGAATAGGTCAAGCTCAAACTGTAGCCAAGCGCCTGCTACAGGATCAGTGAGAAGCAGTGGGTCGCTGGTGCTGGTTAAACCATAGCTGATGCTGCCCAGGGGCAGGCCGTCCTTGGCCATCACAAATCGTGCACCATCGTGGCACTGTATCCATAGGTCTAGGCCCTGTATGTACACAGTAGGAATATAGGCCTTGGTGATTCCTAATCTAGTACCAGTTGGTGGCACCCAGGTAGGAGCTGTGCTGCGTAGATAGGTGTAACCTGCCTTTGGACCATCTGGTCCACTGTTAGCCCATGGGCTAGCAGGTGTCTTGCCTAGATTGATCTGTCTCAGCGCAGCGCTAACCCATTCGCTCGGCTGTTGATTGGCAGTGAAGCCATTGGCGCTCAGCGTATACAGGCTCTGAATGAAGCGATTGTAGAATCTCACATATTGGTTCTGAGCGTACTGCATGGCCTGCATTGGCTCGGTGTGGTTCATCACGGTATTGATACCAACAGTGATATTACCACTGCTCAGTATCATTGGTTTGATCATAGGAGCTTTGTGCTGCAGTATGCTCAGTCCAAGTCCTCGGATCTTGCTGGTATCGCGCCAATTGTTGTTGCCAAGTGCATTTCCAATTAAACCTGGCTGGTTACCTATGATGCTGCTAAACTGCTGCAGAAATTGACTATAGCCTACGTTGCCTACCTGTTCATTGTCAGGGTTAGCTGTGAGATTCAGAGGTAGCTCATAGTAACCAACAGTGTTTATTGGAGCGGCTGTGCCATTCCAGCTTCGTACCAGCACTCGCTGTCCTGATAGCGCAGGCACCGTGAGGGTAACCACGTTGGCTGATACTGTGTAATCTACATCGTTGACCAACAGGTGGCTGCTACCACCGTAGATCAGATAGACATAAATGCTAGGCAGAGGACCAGGATGCGGATCTGGAACCTGGTCTATGGTGAACTGAGCCGTGGGTAGATTAACCGTGAAATCATTGACTATATACTGCCTGCTAGGCACTGGAGATCTGTACCAAGCATTGTTGTATTGGGCAACACTAGCATTGTTGCGATAGTAGGCGAAACCAGGTATAGCTACCACGCTGCCATCGCTGACATATGTGTAAGTGTCAGTGACCAATGTGTTGTTGAAAACATAATCACCAAATTGATCTAGCTTGATCTGAATTCCTAGCTCTGTATCAATCACAGCATACTGGTCCAAGGCATAAGTGAATATGCTGTTACCGGCAAAGGTGCTGCTGGAATAGACGCTAGGATCATCTAGAGCATTGCCATACTGATCATAGAGATTGAACAAAGGAGCAACAGAAGGCACACGCTGCTGTGCCCTCTTCCATGCGGTGCCATCGTACCAATATTGAACAGGGGCAGTGTAGCTTATGGTCTGTGTGGCAGCAACAGTTCCATATCTCACCAATATAGCATCACCATAAGCCGGTGCTCCGCCAACCTGCGTGAGCGTTATCACGCCCAACGTAGATAAACCACCAACTTGGTATACTCTGTTATTCACCAATGGATCAGCATCACCGGTTACCAGCAATGTGTATCCGTCTCTGAGTTCCAGACCGTTTATGGTATAGCTGGTCTGACCAACTATGGTTCCCATCACGTCTGCGATGTCACTGGCAATCAGCGTTACGCTTGGACGCCCTCTGTTGCCGCTGTTGTAAAGCTGTAGATCGTAATCAAATTCGATGATTGGTCGCGCAGCTCTGGTCTGATAGGGTGGGAATGTTCCGGTACCGCTGACCAACAACACGTCTTCATGGAACCAGCGATTATTGATGCTCCATTGGTTGCTGGGATTTGGCCCACGACCAATGGTGGTGTAGTCCTTGACATAGATGCTAGCATCACCGTCCCAGCCCTGAGTATCCCAGCCTCGCGTGTCCCAGTTTGGGTCAACAAATCCATCAAGGGTTAGAAGCTGTATACTGCGACCAACATTGTTGATTATGTATGCGGTGCCATTGATGCTTCCTGTGGCGTCTGAAGTGGGAGTGACTACCAAACCAGTCGAGAATACCAAACTACCAACCTTGATCTCGCTAGTTCCCGTAAGTTGGTAAGCACCCTGATAGGTGTAGTGAGGTTTGCCCACAGCATCCTGTCTTAGGTTTGTTGGATTGAGCAACAAGATCGGAGCAGGGCCAACTGGTACCCAGTAATATTTGGTGAAATTGATCAGCTTGTCAGGATCAATTGGTGGCGACCAACTGTAGTATACCTGCTCAAACAATCTGGTCTGGTTAGCTGTCACAGCTCCTTGAAACAGCAGGCTATTCACGAAATCATGATAGAACATGATGTTAGTGACCTTGCCGCTATAGGTGTTGGCGCTGATAGCTGATACAGGTAGCTGATAATCCTGCCTGCTCTTGGTAGGTTCACCCACATAGAAATCAGTTTTCGCATTGTAATATGGAGGCTTGCTGCCTATGTAGCCGCTGAGGAATTCCACGCTTTCTGGCTGAAACAGATGATCAACCGTAGCTGAGAAAAACTTGGTCAGCGTGTCAGTCTGGTTTACAGCTGGCAGCAGCGATATTACACGACGTTTCTCAACCATTGGTTATCCCCAGCTGTGCCTCTGTGAGGCTACCAACTATAACGATGTTCTGAACTGTAGCACAGCTGATGAAGATCTCATCAGGATCAGCAATTATCTCAAACAAGTCACCAAATCTCGCAGAGCCGCTAGTTGGTACCATTACTATGGTTGCCACGATGGTAGCCAGATTCATCTGTATGAAGGTGGCCATCTCGGTGAAGAAGAAGCTCTGACCAAAATCCCAGTTGCTGAGGCTGAAATACGTGTCTATCTGGCTCTTGACCAAGCTCTTTACTTCGTTGTCGCTATAGCTGGTCCCTGGCACCTTGACTACCTTGAACAGCACCTGATATTCTGGCTGAGCCTGTGCGCCAAATAGCAGCTTGTAGGTCACAGGATGCCAAACTATCTGATCAGTCATCATCTTGAACTGTTCAAAGTAAGCAAATGTGCTGTTGAGAGTTTCAACACTAGGCGGCTGTGGCTTAGTGTACGAGTTGCCGCCAGTGGCTATCCAGTTACGCAGGTCTTGGTTATATGTGGTAGTGAGTATGAATATGTCAATGATGTTCATTATAGCGGGATTGATGCGCTGCTGATAGGTAGCATAGTGCTTCCACAGATAGCTGATGTTGTTACGGCCTAGGCGTACCTTGTAGTCTCCAGTCACTGTGATAAGAACACCGTTCACATACTGCAGGAAGGCACTGGTGCTTATGATATAAGCAAGCTCACCTTCGTGCCAATTACCAGCAGGAGGCACAGGAACAGCACTGGGCACGCTATAGATGCGTGTCTGCGGTATGTCAATCGGTTGATAGTATTGATAGCCTTCAGCGCTGGTATAACGCACCCAGAACACGAATTTCTGCGGAGGAGTTTCAGTTGGTTTTACTATGGCCACGAACTGATCTGGATCGTTTGGCAATGGCTGATCCTGAGTGCTCCAAAACGTCACTCGCACGCTAGCAGGATCCGCATACCCGTCTGGATAGATCTCTTGTCCATATATCTGCCAACGATAGTCTATGCCCAGAGGAGGCGGAGGTGACGGAGGCAGCGGTGCTGGATTCACACCCAGCACGGTCACGCTGTCATAGAGAATCTGGCCCGTGGCACTGTCAATGGTCTTACCGCTGTTGCTGAAGAAGAACCTCACTTCATCTACGCTTTCAAACACGTATCGCTGCGCTCTGGTCTGTATTATCCAGCTGTTGGTATTATAGAGCACCCTGATCAGCCAGCTGCTGTCTCGATTGGTACCAGTTTGATCCTGCGAGTATGTCTGGCTAAAGGCAGTTCCTGTGGCCAAATTGTCGTTATCTATCACATACCAAGTTTCTGTCTGTTGATTGTAACCTATGCCAAAGGTCTGTGTAGCGTTCATGGCTGCCGTGATAGCTGATATCTCAGCTGAAGTAAACGTGGTAGTCCATGGGGCGCAGATGCTGGTTACAGTGCTATACTGATCTGGCACGCTGCTCAAGGTCACCGCACCAAGACCGTTAGCTAACACGCCAGAGTTGTTAAGCCCAGTTCCATCACCTATCACACTGACAACGCTGGTCCAAGATCCAACATTTGAACCATTGACCAACTTGACCAAACTACCAGATGCTATGTATTGCTCACCGCTGCCTGCGGCTGCATCTTGGCCTAGGCGCTGTGCCTGACCACCTATCTGGAATGATCCGGTGCTGTTTCCAATGTTGGCAGTGGTTAGATTCCAATACAAACCAGGCGCAGTGTAGCGGGCAAACTTGTCATAGTAGAAGTTCTGCAGCTCTATGGAGTCGCCTTCGAACAACGTGCTGCCATTTATCATAGGCTGTATGTTATCCACCACATAGACTTGGTTAGGTGTGCCAACGGTTATGGTCACTTCCTGCTGATTCAGCTCGGTCTCTTCGTAGAGTATCCCATCCGTGGCAAACACATTGATGTTCTGGTAGGTACCTGTTGGATCATTTATGTCTAAGTAACGGCTCTGTCCACTGTATACCCTGTTGATGGCCTTGACCTTGAGCGCCTGGCTGCTCTGTAGCGGGAACAGATTGTAGTCCTCGCCGTTGACCATGCGATCTTGCGTGTAATACACCTGCTCAGCAGCCAGCTGTATCTGCTGGTTGCTCTGGGTAGTCTGGCTGTTAGCTACCGTGTACTGCAGGTTGGTGTTGAATGCCACGCTGTAGGTGTTGAAAAGGTTGTCGTTGTAGCTAAAGTTGAACTTTAGGTTGGTCATGTCTGTGGGACGGATCTGATACTGGAGACCGTTGCTTACCCGGTACCAAACTCGCAATAGTCCAACTGGCACATTACCAAAGTTGCCATCTGCGAATCGCAGGCTGATCTGATCAGCACCATTGTTGTCGCGCGTGATAACGCTGTAGATATTGCGTATGTTGCTGTCTAAGCTGTTATAGATAACGTTGAAACCGTTGACGTTAGGAACAGCTGTCCATTGAGTGGTAACTAGGCCTGCGGTATTGATGTTCTGTACCCAGACGTCTGTTTGGTTGACCCCGTCAATGTTGACATCTATGACCCTGTTAGCAATGGGAAGCTCTAGTAGATAATCAGAATAGCCCATGGTTCCCTGCTTGAAGAACAAGAAGAAACCTGTGTTGTTGCTGTCATAGCCGTTGCCATCGTTCTGATAGATGATGTACCAGCTGTTTACTGGATTAGGATCACGTTCAAAGAAATAGCCAGTGGTACCTAGCACTGTGGCATTACCCCCGCTGGCTGCATTAAAGTCTGGATTGGCTAGCTCAAAGTTCATGCTATTGCCCCCAACCACAGACGTGAATCCTATCACGCTGGTGGGTATAGCAGTGTTGTTGAGCGCATATAGCTCAGTGGGTATGGTACCAACTGTGCCGCTCTTAGCAGGATTACCAAAGTAGTTGGTGCTATTGAGCGCAGCGTTCAACACCAGTATGAACTGTTCCTGCCAATCTGGGTTATTTGGATCATTCCAGTTAATAGGCGTGTTCTTGAGATCAATACCATTGGCATCGTAGATGTCTTGGTTGCTGACTATCTGGTTGATCTTGAGCAGTCCAGCACTGGGTATGCTGCGCTGCGGCTGATAGTTAAGTTGGCGTGCAAGGCGGAATATGCTGCTCCTGCGCTGTGCCGTGTCCAAGAAGTTCTCGCGAGTGTTGAGATCCATCCTGAACGCTAAGCTCTGCCCCAGATAGGCCAGCAGGTCAATGATGGCAACAAACTCGCTGCTTTCAGTCCAATCGTTGAAATCCTCTGGATAGTTGAGGCGAATGTATTCCACCATGGCATTGCGTATGGTTGGAAAATCATAGGCGTTGAAGTTTACCTGCGTAAAGGCCTGATAGATGACCTGCCAGTCTTCGGCAGCAAACAGCTGCTTCTGACGTTGTTGTTGACTAACTGCCATATGGTCCTCTCATCATTTCACTGTATCCAGGTTTACTGCATTCTGGTCAAACGTCACGTTGAAATAGTCCGAGACGCCATAGGGAAGATAGAATAGCTGCATCTGCACGATCACTCCGTTGTTAAACGGTTTGACTATGATGCTCTGCAGCTGCACTCTGCTGTCAGTCTCCACGATCCTCGTGGCTTCGGCCACTATACGTTGTACCACTGATTCCTCAAATGGTTCGAATAAAAGGTTCCAGATGCTGCAGCCATACTTGGGCATCATCACGCGCTCACCAACCAAGGTGTTAAAATGGTTGTAGAGATCTCTCTTGATCAGAGGAACATCGGCGAAGTTTTGGTTCTTGGCTGTGGTATCCAGCGTGCTGAATCCGTAGAACAATCTGTTGGGCGCGATTATGGCCATGATGGCAGCTTTACCTCTGTCTATGTGGATATTTAGCCAGCTTTTTACCACCAAGATCTGAGGTGTGAGCTGTTAGGCTCCGCCACTGTTGATAGGGTTGCCGCCGCAGAAATTGGTAACTTCAGCCCTGCGCCTGTTCTGCAGTCCGGTTATGACCCTACCGCCAGCGTGGCAATAGCTCATCCATTTCTGAGTGACGTCATAGCTGCCAGAGTTCAGTATAGCAGCAATGCTGTTGCAGTTGCCGATGTTGTAGGTAAAGCTGACCAACATGTCAAACTGCGTCTGGCTCAGCTTGGCTGTCACGCTCTTGGCCACTTTCTGCTCTCTTGGCGCAAGATCCTGCTTGAACAGAGCGAATATCTCAGCGTCGCTCAATGGGCTGTTGAGCATCCTCTTCTGGCCGTTGATGGTCACGTAGTTTCCAGCCTTCTCGTCTGGTAGCAGCAGATGCCCTATGCCGATGGTAGGCAAGCCTGCGCTGTCCTTATAAACCTGTGATCTCTTGCCTTCAAACTTGGCTATGAACTCAGCACCTGCTTGGCTTATGCGCAGGCTGCCCGGAGCAGATTGGTCTGTGGCCGGACCGTTGAAGCTGTACTGAGGTTCGCCGTTGCTGCTGTAACCCTTGCCTTGGTAGTTGCCGGGTGGGCTGGTTGGATTGGGCTGACCCTTGAGATCCAATGGTTTAGACTGGGTGCTGAGAACTTGACCAGGTGCTAACGGATCACCAGTGAACGGATCTGTGCTGCTGCCAGTCTCCACATGTCCATTGTAACCCTGGGCAGTAGCTGCGTGGCCCTGGAATGGTTCGTGCGTTGGCAGCTGGCTTACTATGGTATTGATCAGCTTGTTGGTTATATCAGCAGGCGCTAAGGTAAACGCATCCCTGATCTGAGTGTCTATGGGCTGCAGCGCAGCTGGGGCTGTCTTGGCTGCTGCTGGAGCGGGCCCATTGAGATCTATGCGGTTGGCACCAAGGACCATGTTGTTCGTGGAGCCTATGCTCAGCAAACCGTTGCTCTGCATGGTGAGATAGCCACCAACTGCTAGATCATAGCTGCCATAAGCATAGTCAAACATGTTCTTCTGGCTGGTGCGAGCAAACTGTCCTGCGCTCTGCAGATACATGTCATTGTCGCTAGTGAGATGCATGTCACGGTGAGCATTGATCATTATCATGCCAGCTTGCGTGCTGTTGTTGTTGGTGGTCTGCACGCTCTCGTTGGTCGTTTCGTTCTGCAGCGTGCCTGTTATCACGGCCGCGTTGCTCAGCGTGCTTTGATTGCCAGGAGAGAACGTCACGTTGAGGTAGGTCAAGCTACCATCCTCGTTCTTGCTGACATCGCCCAGCGTGACCTTTGGTTGTTTTGGAGGCTGCGTGGTCTGAGTGCTGGTTTGGTTTGGTGGCGGAGTTGGTGTGACTATCTGTCCTATGTTGTTGAGAATATTGGTGACCAACGCATTGGTATCTATCGCACCACTGCTGTCATGGGGTATCACCTGGGTCTGATCTCCGGCACCTACCGCGAAACCATATACTGTAGCATGTGCATTTGGATCATCAGGCAGCACCCAGATGTAGTGAAGAGCATTGATATTCTCGCGTATGGCACGTAGGTTCTCGGTGGTCTGACCAGGATTGTTCTGTCCGTCGTTGTAGTCATAACCTCCCACGCTAACCACTGCGTAGTTTGGATTCTGCACCGACGATGTGCTGACCACTGTGTTTAACACGTTTCCGGTGGTAGCTGTGTTGCTGCTGTTGGTTAAAGCACCAGGATAGTTGGAAGCGATTCCTGGTCCAATCGCACCAGCTACTAGATCACCTACTATGACAACAGGAGCGCCACTGCCTGCCACGTTGCCTGTGGGAGTTGGTATGGGCGGTGCCGCATCAGTGGTTGGGTTGGCCCACGGAATGCCAGTGATGTCCATGCCTGGCACGAATTCGCCTGTGATGCCACTGGTAGGGGCAACTATCTGTGCCTGTGTGTCCTGGACTCGTATGGCAGGTACCTGAGCATTTGAACTAGTGGTAGCTGTGATTACCTTGCCGCTGTCTGGATTCACAGGGCCTACGCCGTTGATGACCACACTGCTGACTTCGCCCCTGGCTTTGACGAATATGCTGCGCCCTGCTTCTATGTTAACGTCCAGATCGGCTCGCAGATTGAGCGTACCCTGAGAACGAATGCTGATGTCCTGCTGACCATAGATGTTGATGGCTCCGTTGACACCTAGCTCCATCCAGCTGTTGCCATCGCGGCTGATCATGTAGATGAAGCCTTCGGTATCATTGATCAGTATCTGAGCACCCTGCTGAGTTCGCAGCCTAATGAAGCGCTGATCGAGATTATCATCCATCACGAACTGGCTGCCACCCGGAGTCAGTATGCCAAACACGCTGTTGATTGGTTCGTCACGCCTAGCGCCACTACCACTAACTCCACGAGCAGCATCTCTGTCAAGACCCTGTACTTTGAGCTGGTCAGCCAATGGTGCATAGATAGGCGCAGTAGCAGTGTTGACTGCCACGTTGGCTTTGAGCTTGTTGTATTCAGCCACAGGTAAACCGTCACTGGCGCTGTCACCAGGTATACCTGGTACCATGTGGTTCATGTTCTGCTGATAGAGGCAGGCAAACCAAATGCCTCGTCCAGGGTCACCGTTGATAAAGCAGCACAGCACTTCGTTCTCTAGGTCTGGCGGCACGAACCAGAAACCATAGCTACGCTGGGTATTGCGCCAGCTAGGACCAGGAGTTACATTGACGATATTAGTAGCGCCAGCAAATGGACTAGCATAGCTGCAGGTAAACCATTGGCTGGTATCCAAAGGATCGCCGCTGATCTCAGGGATCCATACCTGCACTCGACCCATGCGCTGCTGGTCGTCTACGGCTTTGACAAATCCAACATAGATACCATCTAGCTGAATGCTGCGACCGTCAGCCTGTAGATCATATGCATCTGGGCTTACTGTTGTCCTCTGATATAATACCATGGTTTGATCCCCTGCTCAGTAATTTATGGTCTATCTAGGACCCATGGGATTTCCAGCGCTGCTACTGGGAGGAGCGCTAGGGGCTGCAGCCCCAACGCTGGTTTGGCTGCCTCCCGGACCATTATTGCTCTGTAGATTCTGTGTGCTGATTGGATTCTGTGCCAACACATCCTTGTGTGCCTTGAGTATCTGAGTGAACTTGCCATGGCTAAGGATGTTTTCAACTTCATCAACTACATATATTCCGTTGAAGAAATCTGCACCACCCTGAGCAGTGCTTATTGCCAGACCAGTAGCTTCGTCCAGTACCATGCCAACCCTGAACTCCAACAGGAAGCAGTTATCTCCACCGAGGAAATTGGCCTTGTTTTGGTTCTGCTGAGATGCCTGCGCACTGTTGTTGTTGGTCAGGCCTGTTACGATGTTGTTCAGCGCAATGTTGCTGCCAGGCAACCACCAAGGATCACCGCGTATGGTGATCTCTATGGAGTTGAAAGCTTCTGTGCGCACGTCGAATATGTTGCCCATCACGGCTCCCACGAATCCAGTGCCACTTGGAAAGTTCTGGCTGTCCGTGTTAGCAGGGGTCTTGCGTTGGTCCGTGTTCTGCTGTGCGTTCTGCGTGGTTGGCTTGCTGTCAAACACTGCTACCATTGGCAGAGGTGGGAACACCACCGAGTTTATGTCAAGCTTGGTATCTTCAACAAACGCCGTGGCTAGCTGAGACTGGCGCTGAGTTTGATAATTCTTCACCGTAGCCAGATATTTCTGTAGGAACGGATCATTCTCTTGAGCAGCCGTCACTGCCAGCTGTCCATTGCTGGCATCAAACTTTATCACTCTGGTATTGGGATCAGCGAGGTTCTTGGCTACATAATCCTTGGCTGCCTGCGCTCCGGGAGGTAGAGCATTGATCAATTGCTGGCCAATGTCCTGCGGAGTGCCAGCTCCACCCAGCGCTCTGTCGATTTGGTTAAGCTGCTGAGCATTACCAGGTGTCTTGTCCTGCGGCAGGGTTCCTTTCTGCTTGCGAAAGTCTTGGCTGTCTTGGTTCACCAACGCTGGTTGAGCGTATTGGCCATAGCTGTTGCCTTGGCTCCAGCTTGGCTGCACGAACATCCAGGTTAGGTTCATCTTTATGTCAAAGTTGATCACTTCTGTGTTCAATCCAGTGTAGATATAGTCATATTTCTTGACTAATCGCTGGTTCTGCACCAGATAGGCTAGCTTAGCCTGCTGTGTGCTGGGCTGCATGGCTTGGTTCACAGCTTGAATGTCAGTATAAGATTTGGTGCTTTCTGTGCGCCACAGAGTGTAGGTAATCTCGCGTATGTAATCTCGTGTGACAGGATCAAAGCCTACGATCTTGGTCTTGGCATAAACGCTGACATAGCCTATGAGACCGTGGTCATTGAAGGTGGCACCGCCTTGAGCTGCTCCAGAATTACCGGTGATCCAATCCTGCGCTTCCTTGCAGCTGTACACAGCATAGTTCACTATGCTTTCTATAGCTTGACCCTTGGTTATCTTGACTACAGTACCAGTTCCGGGTGCGCCATCCTCCTTGTTCATGCTGCCTGCGCGATTGACATGCTTGTCAGTGTCGGCAGGTCGCATGTTCCATGTCTTCCAGATGTTGGGATATTCAATCTTGTAGATCACCCGTCGGATGCCATCGTTGTTTACCTCTGGTACCTGGGTGTTCAACTTACTGGTAAGATTATCAAAAAATTCTCCCAGATTGGTAGCTGGTATGTTGAGGCCAGCCTGCGGTATAGCCAGCTGATTCATCTCACCTGTGCTGTTGTCACCATAGAACTTGATGTTCCAGGTGGTACCAGCTGTGTTAGTAGATGCTTCAACATCTATGAATCCCACTCTATACAAGGTATAGAAGAGGTTTGGAGCTGCTATAGTGCCATCCTCGTTGTATCCGTTGAACCAGATCTCGATGAAATAAGGGCATCTAGCGTGATTGACCACGCCTATCTCCTGCGCAGAATAGTAGATCTTGTCAAAGAGGCTGAGATTCAGAGGTTCGCTGAGCACCATGTCCAGCTCCTGCAGGCACCACATGTTGCGCTTTTCTTTGTTGCCACCAGAACTGGCCTTGATCCTCAGTTCAACTATGTTTAGACCAGCTGTGACCCCACTCTCGGCTATCACCGTCTTGGTCAGCCTGCTGCTGTTGGGATTCTGTCCATCAACATTGTTGTAGGCTTCAGCTTCGGTAGTCATGAACCATCTGATGTGATAAGTGTAATTGGCATACTCATTGAGAGCGTTTGGGTAGGGATTAAAGGTTAGGCCATATGTAGCGATCCTTGATTCAAAGCTGCCGTTAGCTGGCGTGATCTGTGCAGCATTGGGGCTTTGTCCCAGCTGATTGACGCTATTGCTGTTGGTCTTGTTTGGATCATTGAACTTTGTATCCAACGGAGCTGCAGCTTGCCTGTTAACTTGTGCGTTCTGATCCAAGGGAGTGGGATTGCTAGCAGCTGGTGCGTCTGCTGCCCTACCAATAGTGAATACGCTGTCAGATCTTGTTTTTGTCGCAGCCTCTTCAGCTGCCTGTTGCTTCTTGTAAGCTTGATATTCTTCCGCAGATACTTCGCGACCATTTATGAAATATGTAGAAGCCATTAGCTAACCTTAAGCAGTGTCTGTTGAGCCGGTATGTATATGGTGAGACCGCTCGCGAAATCCCAAACTGGATCGATCAACTGGTTTGGATTCCTCAGCGCAAACACCCACCATAGCTGGCTAGTTCCGTATAGCTCATAGCTCAGCAGATCAGGACGGTGATTGTAGATGAAGGGTATCTTGTAGATGCTGTCTGTGGGCTGAGGTAGTATGTATTGTCCGTTCCAATAGTCAAGATAACCCACATAGTTGGTGATCTGTTGAGTCTGATAGTAAGGGCTATTCTTGTCATAGGTAACCTTGGTCATATCCAACCACCTGTCTTCATCAGCGCTCCGGTGCGGAAGTCTTCAAGATTAAACGCACGCAAACGCTTGGCAGTGTTCTGAACAGTGATACCTACCGTGAGCGTGAACACGCTTGGTAACCATATATAACCAGCAGGACTCTGTAGGCTGCTTGTGAACATGTTGCTGGCCACATAAGCAGCACTAGCAGCATTCTGGTATGAACTCAGCTGGGTGGTTGTCTGCGTCTGACTGTAGCCTACTGTGTTTGTCTGTGTCTGTAGCTGGGTATAGGTTTGTATGTTAGCTAGGTTGACCGGAACATAATCCACGTCGTTAGGCAGTTCAACTGTGAAATTGGTGACTAACACTGGCAGAGCATTGAACATGTACTGCCCGTATGCGTCAAACAGCAGCACAGGTGGGGGTATGCCTAGATTGCTACCAGTACCAAAGTACATCTTGGTCACAGTCTGAAGGAAGTGTATGCTAGCCAAAGCATAGATGCCTTCCTGTTGGTTCTGCACGCTAAAAGCGCCAGCTACGGTCATTTTTATCGCAGGAGTCTTGGTGTAACCCAGGATTTCTTGGTTCACATGCACCATGTCTATAGAACTGTACTCAACTGTGCTGTCATAGGTGATGGTGGGTTGATATGGCCAAGTGAGACCGTTGGTAGTCCTCAGGGGCTGTAGCAGTCCAGAGGTACCATAGATCAGATCCACAGCTGCCGGCTTGGGGCGCAAGCGCACCCTGCGACCTTGCGCATCCGAATCAGGAGTGGCGCTGGCTGCAGTGGCATTTGTTGGATTTCCATTTTCGGCCATAAATACCTCACGTTTCCCGGCTTAGTATTTATGGTGATAAAACCACCAAATATCTCATGGACAAAATTGACTTAACTGGTAGATTTTGGACAACTTTACAGCTATGCGTGACGGTCACGCAGAATACAGCGAGGTGAGCCGCAGATGGCGATAGCAGTGACCAAGATCAAGTATCTAACTAACAAGGACCTGTTGGAAGAGATACACCGCAGCAAAGCTAGCTATTGCGAATTCATAGAGACCAAGTATGCCAACTACGACATCATCACCAACGACCTTGCTAAAATAAACACAGAACGCTTGGAAGATGCACGCAAGACCAAACTGGATCAGATGGCTGTAGTAGCCAAGAAAGCTGCTGTAGCAGCCGGTACCAGGAATCCAGTGATAATACTGGATCCCAATAGCGTGTTAGTTGAAGACATCGTGGTTAGGTTGATGACATTTGATCACATACCGATCAACGAGGAAAAGCTACACAAGGCCAAGACTGAAGCAGAACGCCACATCAAGTGCAACTTTCCACCATATCAGCACTTCATATACAGGGATGGTGAATTCATGTGCGTGGGCAAGAGCCACTGGCAGGGTGGATTGGAAAACGGACACTTCAACATCACTCATGGTAAGATGACCAACAAGCTAGCCATGATGTTCATGAAGCTGGTTGAACGCTACGGACATCGCGGCAATTGGAGAGGATACACTTATATAGACGAGATGAAGAGCCAAGCTCTGCTACAGCTCAGCCAGATCGGACTGCAGTTTGACGAGAGCCGATCCGAGACTCCCAATCCATTTGCCTATTACACTGCTGCCATCACCAACAGCTTCACTCGCGTACTCAACATAGAGAAACGCAACCAAAACATCCGAGATGACATCCTGATCATGCATGGTGCCACACCAAGCTACACGCGCCAAACCGAGCATGACATGAAGAACCAACAGGCTCGTGCCGCAGCAGATGCTGCTGCTTCTGCTGCCAAAGAGAGCACTTGATCAATATGAGCTGATGCCGTAACATACAAGTGCATGGCAAAAGACATAGACTTCTCAAAGACAGTGTACTTCACCGACATCCACTATGGATTGCGAAACAACAGCCGCGAGCACAACTCCAGCTGTGAGCAGTTCATAGAATGGATGATCGAGCAGGCCGAAGAATGGGGCAGCAAGAACTGCATCTTCGGCGGCGATTGGCATCACAATCGCAGTGCTATCAATGTAAGCACGCTCAACTACTCAGTGAGCGGGCTCAAAAAGCTGAACGATTACTTTGATAATGTGTTCTTCCTCATAGGAAACCATGATCTGTTCTACAGGGACAAGTACGAGATCCACAGCATCCCTTACATCAAGGAATTTGCGAACATCCGCTTGATCGAGACACAACAGGTGTTTGATGGCGTAAGCTTCATACCATGGTTGGTAGGCGATGATTGGAAATCTGTGCCAAAGATCAAAGCGCCATACATGTTTGGACATTTCGAACTGCCAAAGTTCAAGATGAATGCCATGGTGGAGATGCCAGATCACGGGCTGCTCAACGAGACGCATTTTGCTAACCAAACGCAGGTGTTCACTGGCCATTTCCACAAGCGACAGAACCGCGGCAAGGTTTGGTATACTGGCAACTGCTTCCCACATGATTACTCAGATGCCTGGGATGACAACCGAGGCATCATGCTCTGGGAACCAGGCAAGTATCCCACGTTCCGTGCTTGGCCTGGTGCTCCAAAATATCGCGTAACGCCTCTGAGCACGCTGCTGGAAGATCCAGAATCTATCATTGATGCCAAGACCTATGCTCGCATCGCAGTGGATCTGGACATCACCTATGAAGAAGCCAACTTCCTTAAGGAGCTGTTTGAGCGCGAACTCAACGCTCGCGAAGTGAACCTACAGGTGGCCAAAGCAGATGCGCAAGGTGCCATACCAGATGGTGACATCAACTTTGAGAGCGTGGACACCATCGTGATCAGCCATCTGCAGAGCATAGAATCCAATACCATAGATCGGCAGCAGTTGATCCAGATCTATCAGAGCATATAAGCATGTTGAAACTGAAAAGCGTGAGCCTCAAGAACTTCTTGTCTGTTGGTGCGGTAACGCAAGCAGTGGACTTGGATCGCAACGGATTGACCTTGGTATTAGGTGACAATCTGGATCTGGGCGGCAATGGTTCGCGCAACGGCGTGGGCAAGAGCACCATACTCCAAGCCATCAGCTATGGGCTGTACGGTGAAGCACTGACCAACATCAAGCGCGACAACCTCGTCAACAAGATCAACGGCAAGAACATGGCCGTGAGCATCGAATTCGAGCTCAATGGTCACACGCATCGCATTGAGCGCGGTCGCAAGCCGCAGTTCTTCCGCTGGATGGTGGATGATGAGAGCAAGGTTGGCGAAGAAGCCACCGATGAAGCACAGGGCGATGCGCGTGACAGCCAGAAAGACATCGTCAAGCTCATAGGCATGAGCCACACGCTGTTCAAGCACATCGTGGCACTAAACACCTACACAGAGCCATTCTTGGCCATGGGTGCTGCCAAACAGCGCGAGATCATCGAAGAGCTGCTGGGCATCACGCTGCTGAGCCAAAAGGCTGAGAATCTCAAGGAACTGATCAAGGCCACCAAGACTGAGATTGATCAGGAAGAGTTTCGCATACGCACCGTGAAGACTGCTAATGAGAAGATTGCCAAGGCCATCGAAGATCTGCAGAACAAGATCAACAACTGGGACAACAAGCATCTGCAAGAAGTGGCCACTCTGGAAGCTGCCATAGAACAGCTTGAGCTGTTGGACATTGAAACAGAGCTTGAAAAACACAAGTTGGTCGAGACTCACAGAGAGCTAGGCAAGGCCCTGGCACAGCTGCGCAAGGATCAAAGCCTCAAGAGCAGGCATGCTGGACAGCTAGAAACACAGCTCAACGGCCTGTTAAACCAGTTTGAACGTGCCAGCGTGCACAAGCAATGCCCAATGTGCGAACAGCAGATCAAGGACCACAAGCACGAAGACATCATCGGCGAGCTAGAAGGCAAGATTGCCACGCTGGATCAACAGGTCAATGCCGAGAAGCAGGAAATTGCCGATCTACAGTCTCAGATAGATGAGGTTGAACCTGTGTATGCTGCCATGGGCACGCCTCAGACTTTCTATCCCACGCTGACCGAAGCAGTGAACCATAAGAGCACTCTGGAGTCTCTGCACAAGGATCTGGTCAAGGAGCGTGCGGCTGAGAATCCCTATCTAGATCAGGCAGACAGCCTACAGAGCACGGTACAAGAAGTCAGCTATGACAAGCTGAACACCATGATCAAGGCTCGAGAACACCAAGAGTTCCTGCTCAAGCTGTTGACCAACAAGGACAGCTTCATACGCAAGCGCATCATTGATCAGAACCTAGCCTATCTCAACAGCAGGTTAAACGACTACCTGGACAAGCTGGGACTGCCTCACAGCGTCAAGTTTCTCAATGATCTCACCACAGAGATCAGCTTGCTGGGTCAGGATCTGGACTTTGACAATCTATCACGTGGTGAACGCACTCGTTTGATACTGGGATTGAGCTGGAGCTTCCGTGACATCTTTGAGAACATGAACCAAGCGATCAATCTGCTGTTCGTGGACGAACTGTTAGATAGCGGCCTCGATCCTGCTGGTCTGGAAGGCTCGGTTGCTGTGCTCAAGCGCATGGAACGCGAGCGTGGCAAGAACGTGTTCGTGATATCGCACAGAGAAGAACTGATAACCCGTGTTAGCAACGTGCTCAGCGTGATCAAAGAAGGTGGATTTACTACCTTCAGCTATGAACATGAGATAATTACCTGATGGCAGTGAATGGCAAGGCAAAAGGCTCAAGCTTTGAACGCAAGATAGCAAACACGCTGTCTGCTAGATTCGAAGCGGCGCTGGGCATGGCTAACGGTTTCCGCCGCAATCCAGACAGCGGCAGCTTCTTTGGTGGTAGCAACAAGATCCGCACTGAGAGCTACAGCTTAGACTATGCGATTTTCGGGGACCTGATATGCCCTCGAAACTTTACCTACAGCGTGGAATGCAAGCACTACAAGACACCGCCCAGCTTACAGAGCGTGCTCAAGCACAGCGTTGCTCAATGGGATCAATGGCTTGCCCAGGCACAGCAAGATGCAGATGCCAGCAAGCGATTGATGAGCCTCGTTATCAAGTACAATAACGTGGATATCATGGTGTTCCTCAAACAGGCCATTCCTGGTAAGTATCACAACAAATACAAAGACTTCTACGTGCATTTGCTGGATGATTGGCTGGCTCAACCAGATGACCATTTCCTGTCATCGAACTTGACAGCTGACACCATAGATGACAATGCTATAACAGTAACGGAGGTATCAGATGGTCACCAAGAAAGTTGCCAAACAGAGGCAGAAAAGCAAGTCTCAGGTGGTCGAAAACACGCCAGCTGAGAAACACTGGTTTCCAGAAGATGCCAAGGCTGCCACTGCTGCTACCACGCCGGCCAAGAAGACCAGCCCATGGCAGCGCCGCGCAGCTCCAATCAGCTACGGAACCTTGGCCAAGCCAGGATTTAGCATCAGAGAAGAATTCAACACTCATTGCTCAGAGAATCACAAGAAATTGTCCGATTCACAGCTTGAACAGCTGTGGAAGGTCGTTGGCTCAGAGATGTTAAACAAAGAACGCCATAAGCTAGCAGAAGTCATAGACTCAGCAATCAAGCACAGCAAGTGAAATAGGCTCCAGGGTTACCTCACAGTTGTAACCTACTAATCCATATTGGCTCCATAATGGTGGTGTTACCACTTAGTGAAAGGATAACGGCAAGGTTATCACACTCACTGAACGGGGATTTCTATCTGCTAGGCCCCTGCCAAGGAAATCAGGAAAAGGATCACAGCCGCCGTGCGACTGGCCAGCTGTGATGCATGATGCGTCTGGCCGTTTGACCATCATGTAGCGTGGGTAAACTCCCATAACCGAGTGTTGAGGTATAGACTCCTCAGAGGATCTCATCCGCAAGCTGGAATTAGGCACTCCGCCAGCTGCTGACAAGCAAGGATGAAAGGGCAGTGGTGTCGTTCGAACCAGAATGATGTTTCACATGGTCACTCCCTGGCAAAGGGAGTGATGTGGCTGCTAATCGACCAGAATAACTAATCAAGCATTATTAAAGAAAACGTGTTAGATGAGCTTTAGCTCAGCTAACTGATGAGCTACGCTCATCACAGGATCAATCACAATAGATTTTTCTTATTAGGGTTCTGATCATCGTAGTGTTTCTGTATGATCTTGGCCATTAAGCGACGTTGCTCAGTGGTAAGCAGCCAAGCATCATCATAGTCCAATCCACCCTGCATGTGGAACACCAAGGATGACACGTCCTGTTCTATGAGATCCTGATTTTTAACCATGGTTTCTAGCATGGTACCAATCAGGTCAGGGTTCATGGTGGCGATAGTCGCGTGAAAAAAAGCGCGGGATCAAAGCTCAGCTTCTCGGTCCAACCGTGTCCGCATTGCTCGCACTGTGCCGGTGTTTCTTTTGGTGGCCCAACGCGATTGAGCTCATTGACAGCATTGATCACAGCATCTGCTGTTACCTTGTCGGTATTCAGCAGCCATTCTGTGATGTGCTGCTGATCTGTCACTGTGATAGGTTCTGCTGCTATGATATCAACCTTGACTATGCTGTTGGCTACCAGCTTGAAAGTAAGCTCTGTGAGTTTTTCTATGCTCTGTGCTAATATTCCGGCACGCTGCATGTCATCGGTTATCTGATTGTCCTGTTCAATAGCAGTGAGAGTCCGCTGTTCTTCCAGCTGCTTCTGTATGAGAATCGTGCGCATCTCATAGCTATATGGTTTGATGTGCACTCGCATGTCGCTGCCAATCATCACCACACAGTCACTGTCTTCCACGAACGTGGTCTGATCTATGAGATGGTTGCACTGTACTGCGAAGTTGTTTTCGTGACCACAGGCTTCGCACTTGCGTTCGATCTCAAACTGACCATTGTTTGTGGCTGCTTTTATACCAAGGAAGATGGAATCTAGATCTGGCTGCATGAGTCCCTTGACGTTCTTGACATCTGGCACGCAGCTCTGTATGACCGTTTCCAGCGCATGGCCGTTCAACAGCGCGTCTGGCGTGTTGAGCATGATGTCGTCCTTGGCAGTTAGACCAAAGATGCGCACCTGGCCTTCGCCATTGATGCTGACGCTGCCATCTTGGTACCAGCGTCCACCCGTGGGCAGCTTGATCCAGAGTGCTGGTCTCCTAAAATGCTTCTGTAGTGGATTGTTGACCATGATTTTCTTTCCATAAATATCCTGCCAGCATCTGTGCTGGCGTGTGATAGCACAGATATTTAACTGCGCAATCGCAGGGTTATGAAAGATTTTGGCAGGACATGTCTGACGAACTCGATAAAGAGTATTATCCCAAATGGGCCAAGGATGCTACGCTGCGATCACTGCTAGCCAGCAGCGACAACAGCAATGCCGTATTGCGGAACATTGCCAAGAGCGTCGCCAAGAGCGTCGCCAAGAACGACAAAGAATACGCTGATATTATCAAGGATCTAGGCGAGGTAGCCGAGGATCTCAACAAGAACACAGAAGCTGTCAACAAGAACACTGGTGCTGATCTCGATCTAGCGGCTAGCACCAAAGATCTCAAGAGGACCCTGGGTTTCACGGCAAAGACCTTTGACAGCCTCAGCAGCATGGACAGCCGCAGCCTGTTTGGGGGCATAGCCAACGCAGCAGACAGTTTTAGCTGGAACCTTGGCAAGGGTAACACAGCTCTCTCAGCAATGCTAGGCAGGGTCACGCTCGCAGCTGAGGTTTTTGATATCATATGGAAGCGAGGCACTCAGCTTGCAGACAGTGTCATGAGCCTTTATGACAACGGTTTGGTGTTCAGCGGTGGTCTCAGCCAGCTAGCACATGCCAGCAATGATACTGGACTTGATCTGCAGACGCTTAGCAAGGTGCTGACCAAACATGGCCAAGTGGTCACTTACATGGGCATCAACAAGACTGCTCAGCTAGGCAAGGAATTTGCCAAGCTAACCAATAACGGCAGCAACCTTGGTATGAGCATGGAAGAGTCGCAAGAACTGTTCCTCAGCTATGCAGATCAGATGCGTACATCCGGTCAGCTTGGTCGAATCACGGACGATCAGCTTAAAAAAGGTGCTATAGAATATGGTCAGGAGCTCAACAGGCTCAGCCAGAGCACTGGCAAGAGACGCGAACAGCTTGATGCAGAAATAAAACAGCAGCTGAAGAAACCCGACGTTCAGCTGCTGATAAACAGCCTTGCCCCAGAGCTGCAGGATGCGGCACGCAAAGGATTAGCTCAGCTCAATGTGGTAGGTTCTGACACAGCAGCTGAGCTACAGACCATGTTTGCTCAGCTTAACAGTCCCACGGGATTTGGTGGTCTCAGCAAGGTCATGCCGGATGTGTTCAAAGCCATGAACATGTTCCCTGGAGGTTTGGAACAGATACAGAAGCTGTCAGCAGATACCATGGCAGGTAACGTACAGGCACAGAACGAGGATCTGGCTATGATGAGCCAGACCTTCCAGCAGAGAGCCAATGAGCTTCGACTGATAGGTCAGAAAGAAGCAGCTGAGACCCTACAGAAGTACGCTACTAGTTTCATACAAGCTCAGAAAGCCATCAAAGAGGGGCAGCCCACACCTGCTGATGCACAAGCCATAGCTGACGCACAGAAAGCAGTAAGCAGAAGCCTCAACACTCTGAACAATGGTTTCACCCTGATGTCCGCCAAGGTGCTGGCACTGGTTGCCGGACCCATAGAGTTTCTTTTCAAAGTGATTGAAAAAACAGCTGATATACTCACCACTACCTTTGAAGGTCTCTATGATCTGGTTACCAAACCAGCTGAGACCGTGGGTAAATGGTTCACTTGGTTGGGAGACCATATCAAAAGCACATTTGGCTTTCTCTTTGGTATGAATGCCACGCCAGATAAAGCTGGAGGCGACAGTCAAGACAGCACGCCGATGACCACGCAGGAAGTAGTGACCAGCACTGTTGCGGCCATACTGAGTGGTGGCATAATTTACAAACTGCTGGGGGGAGTGGTCAAGACGCTGAGATCCGGTGCCGGCCTAGTCAAGAATCTGTTCAGCGTGCCTGGATTGAAACCTCTAGCTAACGTTCCAGGTCTTGGCAACGTAGCTGGGGCTGCCGCAGATGCCGCAGGCGGTGCTACCAAATCCATGTCCAGCATGGGTGCCAGCCTAGCTGATGGCATCAAGAGCATAGGTGGTGCAGTGGGAGATGCTATCAGAGGCATGACTTCCCTGTTAGCTGATGTGCTTGGCAAGCTAAGCAGCGTACTAGTATCTCTGGCTGATACGCTAGGCAAGGCCATCGCTAGCATCAGCGAAGGTCTAGGCAAGGCAATAGCTGCTATAGTAGGTGGTATAGGCAAAGGCCTTGGTGTGGCACTAGGCGCCATACTTGAAGGTTTAAGTATCGGTCTCAAAGCCATGGCAGATCCATATATTCTGTTGGGTGCAGCAATACTTGGTGGTAGCATCACGTTGATAGGCGCAGGAATAGCTGGTGCAACGTGGATCATGGGCGCAGCCTTGCCCAAGATGGCTGAAGGTCTCAAGTCATTCACTGACATTGATGGTACCAAGCTAGAACAGACCGGAAACGGTATGATCAAGATTGGCGCTGGACTAGCTGCTATGGGTGCAGGAGAGGTGGTTAACAGCCTAGGTAGCCTAACTGGTTGGATAAGCAGCTTCTTCTCAGACGATCCCATAACCAAGCTCAAGCGCTTTGGTGAGATAGCAGAGCCTCTCAAGGCAGCAGGCGATGCTATGAGCAAGTTTGCTGATGCCTATCCCCGTGTAATTTATGCGCTTAACAATGCATCCATTAGTCAAACAGCGTTTGACACTATGGACAAGCTCAAGCTTTTGTTCAAGGGTGACAGGTTGTTAGCTAGCGATACTATCAGGAAGCAAATAGCATTATTTGGTGAGCTTGCCGAGCCTCTGAACGCAGCATCTGAAGTCATGGGACGTTTTGGCGAAGCTTATGCCAGAGCATTTGATCTGATCAATACTGGGATTTTTAGCAAACCAGCGTTGGATACTTTGGCAATGTTAGACCTCATCTTCCGTGATGGTGCTTTTGTGCTAATGGGAAATTGGCTGCTAGGCAGCAACGAGATAATGGCTCGCTTGGCAAATCTCGAGACTGAAACCGGTAACATACCGCTAGTAGCTGACAGGCTCTACTATTTTGCTGACGCTTACAGCTATCTAGTTGATGCGTTTGCTGACAGCATATCTATCGAAAGCCTCAGCAATCTGTTTAGCTTGTCTGATCTCATTAACAGGCAGGCTACCCTAGCCATACCAAACGTGATCAGCTCAACCTTTGGTGCCACAGCCGCTCCAGGTCTGTCTGGTGGTGGTCCAGTGGCTACCAATCCAACAGCAGGCGGCACTGGTACTACTAGCAACGGGCCACACAGTCCTGAACAGCGACACAAGGAGATGATGGCAGCGCTCAACAAGCTCAATAACAACATCGAATCGCTGCTGCTAGTTGAAGATCGTCAGGTTAGGGTCATGAGCGACGGATTCAGCAAGGTTGCTGCTGTGGTCTATTAAGTTGACCTAGTGGTACCGGAGCCAACACACTATAAATATCCCATTAAAGAGGCATACATCACATGGCATCTTGGAAGAAATATTTCTCCGCTGTACCAACTCAGGCGCGCATGCAGCAGCGCATGGAGCAGTGGAACAGCGATGGGGATGCTAAACCAGGAAGCTCATCAAAATACAACAGCTATCTGCCTGAAGTCTACAGTGGTGCTCCAAATCGCATAGAGCGCTATGTGCAGTACGAACAAATGGATCTGGACAGCGAGATCAGCCGTGCTCTGGACACAATCAGCGATTTCAGCACGCAGAGCTTTGACAAGGATGATGAACCTTTCCAGCTCAACTACAAAGGCAAGCTCAGCGAGACTGAGATCAAATTGCTCACAGAGACGTTGCAGCAGTGGTGTGCTCTGAACAAGTGGCGCCAGCGCCTGTGGCGCATGTTTCGCAATGTGATCAAATATGGTGATCAGATCTACATCAGGGATCCAGAAACATTCCGGCTGATATGGATTGATCCTACTAAAGTTGAGAAGATCATCGTCAATGAAGACAAAGGCAAGAGCGTTGAACAGTACGTGATACGTGAGATAGATTTCAATCTCACCACGTTGGTTGGTTCTAACATGCTTGTTCACGACCAATACAGCTTCCCTGGTGGATATCCGCGCAGTGGTAATCCTGCTAGCGGCGCTGGTACACTAAACTATGGTCAGGCCAGCACTGCTGGTTCTCGCCAGAGCCGATTCAACAATCAACCCAATGACACAGCAGTTGATGCCACTCACGTGGTGCATCTCAGCCTCAGCGAAGGCATGGACAACCAATGGCCTTTTGGAACTAGCATATTAGAAAGCATCTACAAGGTTTACAAGCAGAAAGATCTGCTTGAAGACTGCATCCTTATCTATCGCATCGTGCGTGCGCCAGAACGCAGAGTTTTCTACATTGACGTGGGATCTCTGAGTGGTCCTCGTGCCATGCAGTACGTTGAACGCATCAAGAACGAGATATATCAGCGACGAATTCCCAACAGGACGGGCGGTGGTGTCAGCGTTATAGATGCTGCCTACAATCCCATCAGCATCAATGAAGATTTCTTCCTTGCTACCAATGCCGAGGGCAAGGGGACACGCATTGACACGCTGAATGCTGGTGAAAATCTTGGACAGATCGACGATCTCAAGTACTTCAACAACAAGATGATCCGCGGTCTTGGTATACCTAGCAGCTATCTACCAACTGGTCCAGATGATGGCACTGCAACCTACAACGATGGCAAGGTTGGCACTGCTTACGTGCAGGAATATCGCTTCAGCAAGTATTGCGGTCGCTTACAGAACCTCATGAGCCCAGTGCTTGACAAAGAGTTCAAGCTGTTTCTCAAGCATCGTGGCATAGAGATACAGAGCAACCTCTTTGAGATCACCTTCTTCCCTGCCCAGAGCTTCAGTGACTATCGTCGCATGCAGATGGATGGTGAGCAGATCAATCTGTTCAGCACTCTCATGGGCACAGAAGCCACCAAGTATGTGAGCAAGCGATTTGCCCTCGAACGCTACCTTGGTTGGACGCAGGAAGAGATATCTCGCAACGAAGTCATGTGGCGCGAAGAGAATGCTGATCGCGTCAAGGACAAGACGGGTACTAGCTCATCTAGCGAGCCACCTGGCATGAACGCTATTGGACTTCGTCCTGATTCAGAGACACCTGCTCCTACAAGCGGACCAGATCTCGGAGTAGAAGAAACACCTCCACCAGGTGAAGAACCGGCAGGCGGTGAAGCTCCACCGGCGGCACCACCAGGTGGCGGCATACTTGGTGGTACCTAAGAACCATAAATATCCAGCGAGGACAGGCATATGAGAGCTGACGAATTCCAAGGCGCATACTACTCACCTGAGGATGACAAGTTCAATCAGGCGAAGCTGCATGACACTAGGAGGGTGAGACTAACGCTCATACAGCTTAACAAGCTCAAGAAGATGCGTGCTGCTAAAGCTTTGGAAGATTTGGTGCATGCTGATCATCTATCCATGCAATACGCTCCGGCAGAAGAAGGCGCACCAGGTCTATGAGTTATAACATACCTTATCAGTCTACGGCTACGTCGCAGGGCAACATCTTGGTGCTTGACGGTACCATAAACACTACCAGCACCAGCTTGGCACTAGTTGGTGCTAACACCGTGAACTTTGGACTTTATATCAACCAAAACTTCGTTGATCTGCTACAGACTTTTGCTAGCAACAGTGCGCCAATAAGCCCGTTGATAGGACAGCTTTGGTATGATACTGTAGCAGCAGCTATCAAGTATTACAACGGCGTGCAGTGGAAGGTGCTCACTCCGCCATTTGATGGCGCAGCAGGTACTGCTACTACCAGCATTCTTGGGACTAGCGTAGCTCTAACACTGGCAGACAACGAGATCATCTATGCTACAAGTTTAGTACCACTGCAACCAGCTGCGCTACCAGCTAGCGTGTTGGTTGATGACCGATATTATGCGTTTGCGCCAAGATTTCCTCAGGGT